GCGGAGCACATACCCATAGGGCAGTGCTCCACTAGGCCTCGCTCCTTTACAGCGACCCGTTGTTCGAATCGCTTGGATCGTCCAAGCCCTCATCGAGGTAGGCGTTGAAGTTGGCCCACATGCTGTCTTTCACCAAGGTTTGCTCGGCAAAGCGCAGCGGACCACGGTTGTCGGCGTCACGGATCGTGAGGTACTGAGTTGCCACAGCACCACCTTCTTCGTTAAACACCACCATACCGTCCATGACTGCCTGGTAGTCGGGGTTCTCTTCGCCAACCTTTCCTTGGAAGTAGTTGACAAAGGAATCACGCCAGCCATTCATCATGTCCTTCTCAAACAGACGCTGGGCACGCGGGTTGGCCATCAGCCAACGCTGTTGCTCAGGACCTGCCTGCTGGAACTGGCCGATCTTCCACATTGGCCGGATCTCGTCCCGGTCAAAGAGGTGGCTGACCTTCCGTTTCAATGCGTCCATCTTGCGTTCCAGTCGATCAAAGTCAAATGACTCGAACCGTTGGACTGCTCGGTTGAACACTTCACTGCCTGCCAAACCAAATGACCGTGCAGTGTTTTCCATACGCTGTCGGATAGCCGCACGGTCCTCCGATCGCGGAAGTCCGTAGTGCATGACACCGAACTCCTGATCATCAGCGTAGATAGCTATCGCCATGGTGAACTCCTCATCGTGAAATCTGGTCGCCCTCGACGATCCAACTGGTAATGGTCGCGATCAACGGTGGTGGAAGCGTTGTGTTACGGGACACCGTGAACGGTTTGTCGAGGTCCATGACGCCGGTGACTGGATCAAGACGACTCATGACTTTCGCATTCTTCTGATCGAGCGGCAATTCGCCCCACAGTGCGTCACCATCGAAGTCAGCGTTCTTGTCGATCAGGTTGAGCGGCGAGATGCTGATGGTGTTGTCGGTTGGGTCAGACTTGATCGTGTCAATCTGGTTATAGCCGATAGAGCCACGGGTCAGGGTTGGGTTACGACCGAAGGTGGTTGGAATGGTACCGTTCGGAGCTTCGGCTAGTAGCTCCTTGAACAGCCGGTCCAGCTCAGGGTGCCAACGCAAAGTGTTCTCGTAGATCAGGGCCTGCATCTCGTTGGGGATGTACCCCTGAGTCAGCAGCTTGTTCTGCAAGTGGACCTTAAACAGCAAGGTACTCGCAGACCACGGCATCTCCATACCGTCCTGCCGGTGAGGCTTCTGACGCGACGTGATCACCGCACGGTAGCCGAAGTACGGACGTGTGCCGTAGATCAGCTTCCGCGCTACGCCAGGCTTCTTGAAGATCACCTCAGACTCGAAGGTCTTGTAGTAATCGTTGAAGTGCTGGAGTGCGCTGACAACGCGACCTTCCTTGACCGCCTGGGCCAGCTTGGGCTGGTTCTCGGCAGTCTCACGGTTGTCGATCCCGATCAGGATGTGCGCGGCGTTAACCGCAGACACCATCTTGGGGTCGGCCGTGATGCGGTTGTTGGAGTTCTCTTTGATGAACCCAAGACGCGTAGGGAATGGCAGGTAATCCGAGAACGTCCGGTCGAAGTTCTCCTGCAAGAAGCGCATGATCTTTCTACGCTTACGGGCAGATGCCGATGGACCAATCAAGCCAGCCTTAAACAGCGCTACCAGGATGGACTCGTAGTTCTCAACAAAGTGGTTGTAGCCACGGGGGATTTCCAGCTTATCCAGCTTGCGCATCTTGTCCGGCGCCAGGGGAGAGGCAGCCGTGTAGCGCGGGTTACAAAGATACTCCAGGATATTGAAGTTCGAGTGTGTCAGGTTCTTCGAGAGAATCCGCCACACTGTAAGGTTGATGAATTTCTTAATACCTGCCGGGCACTTGATCCACAGGAGAGTCTCCAATGGCTTCTCAGTGATCGGCATTACCAAGCTCAGACAGTCATTACAGCGGATGCCGTAATTGTCCATGCCGTGGATGAGTCCACAGTCACAGCTCGCCGTGTTGTTCAGCGAGTCCCCGTCGAGGCTGGCATAAATCAGGTTGTTCAGCTTGAGACGGTCGGCCTCAAGATCGATGTTGAAGTCGTTCATCAGGATCGCAGGATGCGACTGATGCATGAACATGGTGTCGTAACCCACCACGCGTAAGTAAATGCCATTACGCTTTTTCATTGACCTCCCCTAGATGCTCGGTGAAAATAAAAAGGCATAACAAGGGGGAGCACAGGCTCCCCCAAGCTATGACGTCAGTTAGAAGCTATTGCCGAAGCCGTAGCCGTTACCGACGTTGCCACGCAGCGAACGAGCGCCGTCACCGGTCACACGACGGCCAGACAGCATGCCGTGAGTGAGGTCACCGCCGACGAAGTCACGGATGCGAGTGTTACCACGCAGGCGACGGTTGCCGAAGGTGTAGTGAGCGGAACGCTGGTCGATGTTGATTTTGCAATCAGCAACGGCCATTGCCAGCGCTTCGATGAACTGCGGGTTGATGAAGGCCAGGTCCACGTAACGAGCGAACTTCACGTTGCTCGCGCCGAGGGCGCCGGTCAGTTGGTCGTACTGCTCGCTGACGCGGATTTCAACGTCCAGGTCAGTGCGGTCGATCACGTCCTGGTAACGCAGAGCGGATTCGCCCTCGTCATTCGGGTTGGTGGCCATCCAGCGCAGCAGGTCCCAGTCACGCAGATCGCGCTCGTTGCCCTTCTCGTCGATCCAGGTGCCAGTCAGGTAACGAGCACCGGACATTTGCAGCGGGACTTCGACGCCCAGTTCACGGGCACGACGGGTGAAGTTGCCGTTGGTCAGACGGTCGGCGTAGTCGTACAGACGGCCGATGGCGTCCTTGTTGGCGCTGTCGTCAGTTGCAGCGTCGGACAGCAGGGAGGTGATCCAGCTGTTGTCGCCGCCTTCTTCCAGCTCGATTGCCCAGGCCAGTTGGTCGTCAACCAGGCTGAAGAAGTACTGCGCCCACTTGTGGGTGTCCAGCGATGCACGGTTGTCGAACTCGACCGGAGTCTTGTCCTGATCCGGGCCCAGGATGTTCAGCAGGCCAGCGTCACGGTAGTCAACATCACCGCGAGCGATGTCGCCTGGCAGGTAGGTCTGAGCCCACGCCTGGTCTTTGGAGATCACCGACGCACCGGCCAGAGCCAGCAGCAGCAGTTCAGGGGTGATACCGTTGGCATTGGTGTCCATGCGGTTGATCACGTACATCGGAGTGAAGTACGGCTGATCACGGCGCTGGGTACGGGACCAACGATCCTGTTCTACCGGCGGGGTGTACATGATGCTGACGTAACCGCCCAGGTTGGCCAGGCCAACAGGGATGTTCTGGTCGCCTTTGCGCACGATGCCGGCAACGGTAACGGCCAGGTCGGAACGACGTGGCAGACCGTCAGCGGTCTGGGCTTCACGGCCAGACAGGTCAACGTTGATTTCCAGAGTCGACTGCTTGCTCAGCCAGTCCAGCGAGAAGTACAGGTCAGGCTGGAACAGGTTCGCGTAGATCGACGCCAGAGCGGCCTGGGCGTAGAACACGACCTGACGCACTTCGGTGTTTTCTGGTTCGCTGAAGTCGACCTTGTGGCTCACTACGCGCCAGCCGGCACGCACGATTTCCACGTTACGGCGCTGACCTTCGAACGCCTTCTTCGCGATTTCGTCAACCAGAGCCAGGTAGCTCTCGGTGATGTAGTCGGAAGCGATGATCGGCAGCGGGTAGGTGCGGTGGTTGATTTCGACGTTACGCACGGTGGCGTCGTCGGTCATGCTCGAGGACAGGGCCAGAGCCGACACCAGAACCTTGACGGTGCCGTTGTCTTCTACTGGGTAAGCCAGGATCACCGAGGAGATGCTGACGTTGTGCTCGGAAGCTTCCAGACCCAGGACTTGGATCTTGGACAGGTCGATCAGGCCGGCGCCTGCAACCTGACGCTCTGGATCGAACCAGTGCTTAACCGACTTAACAGCGTTGACCAGCACTTCGCCGCTGATGCGACGGGACATCGGGGCGCCGAGCAGGCGGTTGATGTCCAGCAGGCCAGCGGTAGTCGGCTGGGCTTCACGGGCAGTGCGCTCGGTGCGCTCTTGACGTGGAGCTTCGCGAGTTGGACGCTCGTTGCTCGAGGAGGTGTTGTCGATGTCGTCTTGTACAGCCATGGTGTGACTCCTTGGATAATAACGTTACTAGGCCTAGTGAACTCGAAGCTTTGCTTCTGTATTCAACTTTATAATGTAGCACCGTACGAAGTTCGAATGGAATTCGTGCAGAGAGCCTCATTATGATTCGACCAGGGGGTTTAAAAATACGTGCGATCTTTCCAGGAAAAGGAAATACCCTCCTCTTGTGCTGAGCGATAAACTCAGCCGGAGCAGATCTCCTATAGCATATGCAGTCTCAGGTTATTTTTTACGATTCCACTCGCACCACCTTAGTAAGAAGATCCGGCTATCCTTTGAGACTTACCCGCCAATGGACCATCGCCATGTACCAACTGTTCAACACTGAGTCGAGGCTCCGGCAGACTAACATTGCCACCTTCGGTCTCGACTACGTTAAGCGCGAACTGATGAGCACACAGGTGGGCCGCTATAAACAGTTACGGGCATCAAACCCCGGGTACCTGAAGAGCGACCACGTGCTACAGAAGATCCTGGGCATGGTCGACATCCCTTTCGATGGCGACCTACCCGACTACTATCTCCGTGTCTCCAGCATTGTCGACAGACTCGCTGGTCAGATGGGCTTCTGCACCGCCGGCCACCACGGGCGGGTCAGGAACCACAGCCATTTCTACGGCAAGGGCGTGAATGAAGTCATCATCGCTATTGCTGACGATGAAGTCACTCCAGGCCAGATCTGGTTCAACTGGCGGAATATGAGCCCGGTGAGGGTACTCTCACATCCTATTATGGGTTGTGGGATTATTGAACTGGACGGGACGAATGACATCAAGGGATTGCCCGTGGGCGCTACCGCGGTCCTTGAAGTCAACATCCCACTGCTGGCCTGTCAGTATCACCTGTGGCGGATGGCTACAGCGAGCATGGCCCCTGAGGGCTTTGTCTTCCCTGTGGCGCACTTCCTCACGCAGATCATCATTCCTAACATCCTGCCCAGTCATCTGGACGTGGCGGTTGGGAACACCTTGCACCACCTCATCGGGGGAGATGGGTACGTCAAGGTGGACAGCGCCATGCCGTTCTACACGGCTGACCTTTACCCGAAACTGGAGAAGGGTCTCAATGAGCTGGCTACCCGGTTCATTAACCAGACACTGTACTACAAGGACATCCTGTCGAACATCCCGGTGTTTGGTAGCGATACCTTGATCCAGACAGTGCGGATGCCGGACATTGCCTACACCAACCAAGCCATCTGGGCCTTGACCATGGCGCGGCTCCCGGTGATTGCGATGCTCCTCAAGTTCGACCAACTGGCCAAGAACATGAAGAACGACGCTGACCGTAACCGTATCCGTCGTAGCTTGACGGAAGCAGAGAGCGGTAAGTACTTGGTGAACCAGTTGCCCTCGGACGTTTCGATCGGGATCAACGCGTTCATTGCCAAGAACGTCCTGCCTCTGCTGAACACCTCGCCTCAAGCAGCACAGCAGCCCCTGTAAACATAGAGAGGAGCCTAGGCTCCTCTCTATGCCGTGTCACTCAAACAAACGATCAATCGAGATACTGCTCATGATGGGCAGTGAAGCGATGTGTGGACTCCGTGGCTGGACTGCGAAGCCCTCAGGCATCGGCACAAGCCCTGGAATCACACGACGGATCATCACCCCATCAGGTGTGATAGTCGTCGTAGGCCGTGACTCACGCTCTTTGGCCCACTCTGCTGCCTGCACCCGCAGACGTTCCCGTCGAGCGACATCGTCCACCTTACGCTGGGCTTGTGCTTCCGGGTCCATCATGCCTTTCTGGAACAACGCCATCAGCGGAGTCTCATACACCGTACCACTGCGGTGAGTGAAGTCCTGCTTGAAGGTAATGTCGTCACGGAAGGTCACCAGCCCATGAGGCCAGACGATCAACCAATGCCCAGCCTCAGGCTTAAAGAGCTGCATGAAATCAGGATCGATCTGCATGACCTCTTTGGGATTGAACCCGTAAGCGGTGTAGGATGGGTCATCATGAAACATCCAGTCCGTGCGGTCGACCCGCTGAATCTGGAAAGCATGCACCTTGGACCACGGCGTGATTCTAAGGGTTGAGACGCTCTCGTTGGGCTTCATCGGCCTTCCTCAATGCTCTTAGGGTTTCGGTCAGCAACTTTGCCACAGGGACAGTGAGTCCACGGTGACGACGGATACCCGTCTCTGCCAGCACGTACACCGACACGCCGCTGATAGTGGACTGTGTAACCGCCTCATCCATCAACTCAGCGAATACCTCAGCCACGCATCGAGGCTTGAATGGTTCAGCAATGAGCGATGCAGTGACGTTGTGCGCGATGGTGTTGCTAGAGAGATCACCCCAAGTGGTTAATGCTTGGGGCGTTCTATCCGGAAACTGGAAAACCTTGCACTCAGTCGGCAAGCCAGTCTTCTCCGTCATCTTCCTCGTACTCCTCTTCCTCACCCTCGTCGATTTTGAGGATGATGCTGTTAGCGTCAGTTGGATCGGGCTGTAGGTTGACTTCGCCCGATGGGGTATAGATGTCGCTGATCAAGCGGACGTAGTTGCTGTCCACTTGGAAGATCCCCAGCGTCTCGAGGATCATGTAGAACGACTCCAGGATCTCGTAGGTGAGACGACGGACGTCGATCATGGCCATGACCTCATCTGGCATCCCGATGCCCGACAGGATCGACAGGGGCAGCATCAGCGTGCCCATCTTGTCCTTACCAGCCCGTGCACAGTAGTCACGCAGGCGTACGCCCATGTCCGGGTCAGTGTTGTCTACGTGAGTGAACCAGCTCTGCATGTCGGTCTTGTTATTGATCGCCAGAGGAACCTTAATCACAGAGAACGGTGGAGACTCTACGTGGCCATACTTCGGCGCAAAGACGGTTTCCCAGAAGTGATAGTGACGGTAGTTCGTCTTCTCACGGAACGGGTCTTCCTTGTTCATGTTCGGGTACGATTCCTGAATCTGTGCTGACTTCAGGTAACGGTGTTCCCCGGACTTGATCGAGGTGTAGATGTCTTGCTCCAAACGCCAGACCAGCAGGTACAGCTCTTCCAGCGTGAACTGACGGTTCTCATCCGCACGGGTCATGACTTCCTTCATGAACGCCTTGGCCTGCTTGATGATTGCCACCGGTACAGTGGAGGAACGCAGGGCTACGCCTTTGATCTCCATCTCGTAGTCACGGTACACGCGACCTTCACGAGCACTCATGAACGCGTAGTAGTGCTTTGCCCGACTGGTCAAGGTAAAGACCGGGAAGGCGTACTCGTTCTTCATGGTGAGGCGGTGCAGGTCTTCCTGAATCACGCCCATGTTCGCCGAGAGCTTCGCCAGTACGTGCACGATACACTGGCAAGCCACGTACGTCGTGGTGTACCAGATACCGTCACCTTCACGGCTACGCACGTCGCTACCGGTGTACCAAGTCACCCATTCTTGCGTGGTGAAGATCGTGGAGTCTGTGTCAGACGCCAGTACCACGCGGCGGAGGATGCCCTTGATGTTCGCTACGGTCGGTGCTAGCAATACCGGAGTCAGGAACACCCGGATGAACTGGAAGTAATCCTGCAAGGTGTTCTGGATGTTGGCCGAAGACTTGGCGACCAATGCCAGCTCCGCAACCATGCCCTTTTCCTTCATGGAATCGAAGTCTTCACCTCGAGTCACGTCGGCGTTCAGGTAAGTAGCCAGCATCTTGGTGTCGTCGTCGAACTTCTTGCTGCGCAGCACATCAAACGGGTCGTCGATTTGAGTCTGGTCGTTACGAGGCTCATGCTTGATGATCCGGTCCATGAACCCACGGACAAAACCATCGTTGAGCTTGGCAATGTGGTACAGGTCACCCGTGTACATCACGATTGCACGCTCTAGCGGAGTCAGCTTCTCGATCAGATCAACGATCTTCTGGAAGTTAGCCTCATTGCGCCAGTACAGGTCGGTCGAACGTTTGATACAGGCAGCGGTTTGCTCAGTCGACGGGTACACGAAGCCACAATCGTCCATCACCTGACGGAATTCCTCGTGCGGTTGGCTCTTGACCAGCGCGAGGATGTTCGCAATCGTTATCTTGGGTGACCAATAGTGTCTTGACCCTGCCAAGAGCTTCTCGTTACTGGCGTTACCGTAGCCGGTAGCCGAACGGCACATGGAAGTCAGGCTGGAGTG